GGGGCTGCTATCCTTGAGGGTTATGCCAGCTCCTGCTGTTTGCCCATTGCCACGAAACCATAGATCTTTGAAAGTTACTGCGCCGCCCGTATCCACCACGAAAACGCTCGTCGCGGCCGTCAAGGGAACGATCTTGCTGCCGCCTGCGCCATCGAGACCGCCTGCGCTGCCGTGCTCCGCCGAGCGGGCGCCGTAAATAAAGACAGCCTGTGAAATGTTCACCTGCCCGCAGAGATATATTCCTGGGGGGAAGTACACACGATTATTGCTTGTACTTGCATTAATAGCCGCCTGTACGGCTGCCGTGTCGTCCGTTACGCCGTTACCTGTGGCGCCAAAGTCCTTGACACTGACGACTTCGCCGAGTTTTCCCTGCACAGTACGCGCTACGGCGCCCGTGCCAGCTTGCAGGAATCCGATCAGTGCGGCGCCTACTGACGAGCCAGTTGCCGACAGTGAGTCGAGGAACGATTTGACCGTGCCCGCCAAGTAGCTGACGAGCGAAGCACCCTTGCCGGTCGCCGTGCTGGCGAGGTCGGCACGCAAATAATCCGCGCTATTGACGTTCGTGCCGTCGCCGGTAACCGCTGTCGGTGTCCCTGTCTGGGGAACGATTGTGCCCGCACCCGCCGCCGTCTTGACGGTCATCGTGAACGCGCCGGTGGTGTTGTTGGTCACCATCCAGTTGTAAGTCCACGCGGGCACGATGATGGTCAGGTTGCTGGTCAGCGCGCCGGCGACCGTGAGGGTCTTCTTCATCGCCTGGGCGGGCGTCAGCGTGGTCGTGCCGCCCGTCTGGCCGGTCAGGGCCAGCGTGCCGTAGGCATAGACCGGCACCCAGTTCGTGCCGGTCGCGTCGGGATCCACGGTGTTGTTGTCGACCGTTGTGGTCCATGCGCCCTGCAAATCCGAGCTGGCCAGAATGGCACCTTGCGGATAGCCGTTGATGTTGGTATTCGCGGCAAACGCCGCGTCGTACGGAAAGGCGCCGCCGGCCATTTTCCACCAGGCAATACGGGCCACCTGATTCATCGCACCGTTGAAATCTTCACCCTGGGGCGGCACGCCGCCGGCTTCTGGTGGCACGCGAGTGAGTGGCGGAAAGCCCAAGGTCAGCGAGGCGCGCGTGGCGTCGCTGGTGGTCGCAGGCACTTCCACTTTGCCCGAATCGCCATTGGCGAAAGGAATAGTCCATTTCAGTGGGGTGTTGGAAATTTGCATGGGGGTTCCTTTAACGAGTCAGTGCAACATGCCTAGTCTGACAGCAATCAGCCAGCGGCGGAGACGTCGAATGTGACGTAGGTGGTCAGTCGCAGCAGGCCGAGACGATAAAGGTACAACGTCAAGAACCCGTAGTTGCTGGCATTCGTACCAACCGTTATTGCCGAGCTTGAAACGAAGAATGTGCGCGTGGTCGTCAGTGCTTGCTGAGTTGGCGCGCCATTGGTGAACGAGTTGTTTCCTCCGTCGACATCCGGGCCGTTGGTAAATCCGGAACTGGTGAACAGCGCTGTCCAGTTACTTACGGAGTCCCCGCTTGGCAGCCAGGTGCCGGAAGCCAATACCACTGACAGGTGATTGACGACGGTGTATGTGCCGTCGCTCTTCACGTTCAATGCAAGCGACGCTGTACCGCGACCTGAATTGTCGGTGTAGGTCTGCCCGTTGATCGGCAGCGAGTAGGACACCGAGCCCTTCGCTGCGAAGAGCGTATTCAGATCGGCACCGTATACATGGTACTTGGTCGGGCCGGCCGATGTGCCCAGGTAGATCGGCGCGAACAAGTCTTTCAGGTCGGTAGGCACGCCCCCAACCATGACCGTATAGCCGGTGACGATGGCCTTCGTCCCGCTGACATAGGGATCGAAGATGTCGGTCAGCGGTACGCCATTGACGGTGGGATAGGGCATGGTTCAGGGTGTCGTGTTGAAGGATGGTGCCGACACCGCACCGGTGAAAGCCGCACCCGCCAGTGCCGCCAGCACGGTCGTCGACAGCGCCAGGGTGACGTTCGCCGAGCCATCCATGGTGACGCTGCCAGCGACCACACCATTCACGGTGATGGACCGCGGCGTGGTCCACTTATCGGCCGACAGCGCTGTAGCGATGACCGCGGAGGTCACCGTGGTGCCATCGCAGGTCAGCGAGGTCGGCACGCTGTTCTGCGGCACGAGCGCGCCAGCGCCGATCGATGTCTTGACGGTCACGGTGAACGCGCCGGTGGTGTTGTTCGTCGCGGTCCAGTTGTAGGCCCACTGCGGCACGATGATGGTCAGGTTGCTGGTCAGGGCGCCGGAGATCACCATGTTTTTTTTCATGGCCTGGCCGGGGGTGAGCGTGGTCGTGCCGCCCGTCTGTCCGGTCAGAGCCAACCCGCCGTAGCTGAAGGCGGGTGCCCAGCCGGTGGTCGAAGTGTTCGGGTCCACCGTGTTGTTGTCCACCAGCGACACCCACGCGCCCTGCAGGTCCGTGGTGGGTAGCACGGCCCCTTTGGGGTAGCCGTTCACATTCGCGTCGCCGGCAAAGGCCGCGTCGAAGGGAAACCGGCCGCCGGCCATGACCCACCACACGATGCGAGCCACCTGGTTCATTGCGCCATTGAAGTCCTCGCCCTGGGGCGGGACGCCGCCGGCCTCGATCGGCTGCATGGTCAGTGGCGGAAAGCCCAAGGTTAGCGACGCGCGGCTCGGGTCCGTTGTGGTGACGGGCACTTCCACCTTGCCGGTATCGCCGTTGGCAAAGGGCAGTGTCCATTTCAGGGGCGTGTTGGCGATTTGCATGGGATGTCCTTCAAGGCTGGTAGAACGGCGTCTGATTGAACCCATTCACGACGCCGGGGTCTGTTCCGCTGTTCATCTCGGCGAAACCCAACGGGATGAACGTGATGGTCTCATAGACATACACGGCTGTCGTGCCGGCTGGCTGGGGAAACAGTCCCGATTCAATGATGGACTTTTCCACGGCCGTAGGAAAGAACTCAAAGTGATAACTGATGTGCATGGGGTGCGCGGCGTCGTAGCCCACATAAGCACGGCCGCGCGCGCTGAACATGGCGCGCATCAGGGCGTTGATCGAGGGGCAATCGCACAAGGCGATATTGGTCGCCGCTTTCACCAGCAGCAGCTGGCGGTAGTAGCTATCGGTCAAAGGAAAGGATGTCGTGCCCGCCGCTGCGCCGCCATAGAACGGCGCCTGGCTCCACGGCTGCCACTGTGTGCCGATCGCCGCGCCGATGTTGTAGCCAAAGTTGTCGCCCGGCGTCTGCGCGATCTGGACGAAACGGGACTGTCCGAGGATACGGCCCCAGATGTCCAGCCCGAACCCCTGCGCCGTGGAGATGTCCCACACATAGGCCAGAAAATTGGCGCTGAACTTGTCGGCGTCGATCCACTGGTCGAAGTCCGCCAGCAGCGCCAACAACGTGGGGCTGTTGGCAAACTGTTTCATGACCGTCTGGCCGAGATAGTCACTCATATCAGATCGACACCGCGTTCACGGTGACATTTAGTGCGGTGGTCACCGGTTGCTGGTCGATGCCGAGTGTCAGCGAACCACCGCTGCTCGGGCTGGCCGTCGTCGCCACATAGGCTGACACCGGAGCGATGTTGCCGAGGGACTGCACTATGGCCAAGTATTCAGCCGCAAGTATCTGGCCGCCGACGCGCGCACGGCTGATCACGATCGTACCATCCGGCGAGGCAAAGCCATTGGTGAAGGCATTGGCCACGGCCTGCTGAATCAGCGCCACGTAGTTGATGGGCAGCGTCGAAAGGTTCGCGACGTTGATCGTGAAATAGACCGTCGTCACCAGCGGGCGCACGAAGCGCACCACGTAGGTCGGATAGGGTGCGATGTAATTCGTGGAGTCAACGATGCTCACCGACACCAGCGTACCGAGCCCCGCCGCGGTGGGCAGACCACACCCGCAGTCCAGCTTCGAATGGATAGCACTGGCCACCGCCGTGTTGTCGCCACCACTGACGACGATCGCGATGGAATGCGCCGGGATCGGATACGTGCTGGTGCCGTAGTTGATGGCGGTATCCCCGCCGTTGTTGTACACGAACACATCCGTCACGCCAGTAACATTACCCACGGCGGCGCGCACGGCAGCGGCCGTGCCCGAACCGCCGATGGATACCGATTCGAAGCGGCGCTGTTCAAAGGCTTGGCGCGACTCGACATCCGTACCCGGCACGCTCGGCGCGGCGTTGGTGATGCCCTCCCAGCCGGCCACCTGTTGGTAAATCGACAAGCCATTGATGATGGCAGCAGGGCCACTGCCGGCCACATTGGCCTGCAAGGTCACCGACGCCGTGCTCGTCAGGCTGTACACCACGGCCGTCGTCGTCGCCCAGATGGTGCCATCGGCGGACTTGGCCTGCGAGCCCGCCGGCAGCGTCTGCCCAGGTGTCCCGGTGACGGTGGCCTGCACGGTGGCGAAGGTCGCGGACTGGCGCGTCAGAAAGTAGATGCGCCCAAGGGCGTCCTGGTAGACGCCGGAGCTGGTCATCGGGTCGACATTGGCGACCAGGGCCGACATAGCCGCGAAGAACTGCGAGACCATGTAGCTTTGCGATTGCTGCAGCTGTCCCTGCGGTGTGGTCAGCTCGGTATTGAGCGTCTTGCCGTTCAGCGCGAACGCCTGCACCCAGTCCTGTTGCACACCGGCCAGCACCGCCTGCGGCGCGGGCACGGAGAGGCCCGTGGGCGTGAAGGTCGGTGTGGGAACACTGGTCGTGGTCATGGGCCGGATTCTATCAGGTGAAAGGGTCAGCCGGTCATCGGATTGGAGTTACCCGGCGCGGACGGCACAAAATGGAAGTGGGTATTCACCGCGCCATTGGGTAGGTTCACTTCCGGCGCGGTGATCGGATTATCCGACGTGATCGCACCGGTGAAATGCCATGAGGCGGCGGACATTGTAGCGGCGCCCGTCGCGGTCAGTGTGGCCGTCCCTTGCGTGCTGATCGACAGATTGCCCTGCGCAGTCAGGCTCATGGCCCCGGCGGATTCCAGCGTCAGGCTGCCCGTGCTGGATATGTCGATGCCACCGGCCGGGTTGAACTTGACCCATTGCGTCGGGTCGGCATTCAGTACGCCACCGATGTAGAGCCCGTCTGCGCTTGAGTAGCTGCGGGCAGTCGGCGCGGCGCCGGGTTGGCGCGTCTTGACTACATTGGACGTGTCGCGGCCCATGAACATGCACAACCCGATATCGCCAATGGCAGGCGCCAGCACGACGGCCGAGATACCGCCCTGCAGCTGGAAATAAGGGATGTTGTAGACCGGCGTCTGATCGAGCACTACGCCGTTCGTGTCCTGGTCCAACACCATCGGCTGTACGTCGACGAAGCCAACCGTGCCGCTGGTCGGGCGCACAGCTAGCACCTTGACCAAGGCGGCCGTGTGGATGCCGCGAATCAGCTTCTGGATGATGAACAGCTGCGCGCGGTCCTTGTCGAACTGCGCCTCGAAAGGCGAGTTGTAGGGTGCGGGCGGTGGCGTCAGGGTGGTGATGCTCATGTCAGCCAGTGTAGGGCTTGACGCTGACGACCGTCCACAACGTCCCCGCGACGCTGGCTTCGGCGATTGCCTGCGCGTCGGCCAGTGAATCAGCGTTGATCCTGCCCACGCGTTGAAAACGCGTTGGGTGGGCATACCGCGCGATGAACGGCAGCGGTGGGGGGCTAGAGGATGTTGCCATTGCCTTTGCTCCCGAAGGGGTTGGCGGCGACCTGGGTGGTCCATTGGCCGCCGGGCAGGTTGGGTTCGAGTGTATGGGCGAGCACGGCGGCTACCCATACTGTCCGGTTCACAAAATCGAATTCCGTCTGCACGTCGAGCGCGACGCCCAAGGTGATTTTCGGGTTGAACACCGTGGACAGCTGCAGGCTGCTGGTTGAGTACACCGGGTAGCCCATCATGCCCGTATCGGCAGCGATGCGGATGGCGTCACTACTGAGCGGTGCCAGTGCCGCGCGCACCACCAGCTGCTGCAGTGCCGTGTGCCAGGTCAGATCGGGAAACTGATCCATCAAGCTGGCGATCTGCTCCATGGTCGAGCCCGTCACACGCACCTGCGACAGCTGATATTGCGGCACGCTGTCCGGATAGACCACGCTGAAGCCGCCGGCCGCCGCGATTGTGGTCAGCGCGTCGCGCAGCAGTAC